AGCAGTAGCAAAAGATAAATTGAGTTGAGTATCGTCTTCATAGTCGAAACTGATGTCGGTTGTATCCCACTTACTGCCCCAATTCTGACAATTCCAATCATACCAATTTTCTGCTTCGGCTGCTGGTCTTGGTATAATAGCGTTGCATAAGCTGTTGTCGTTTTCAATGGCATCTGAAACCAGAGCGCTAAACTCTTTGATTTGTTCTTTAGATCCATTTACGTTTAATGTTGTGTAGCACCAATTTGGCATAATATTTTCCTTTTTGTATTTTTACGTGTGGTTAATTGGCGAGCTATTTCCATTTTGGAAACACCTCGCTTGTAGGTTATATTTTCTCAATCAAGAATGCCATTATTGACAAAACTAGTGCGATTGCAAGACCTAGTTTGAAGTTTTTTGCTATTGCAACCTCTTGACTAGTAAGCACTTCCGCGCTCGGCTCTTCTAAGGGCATAAGCAATGCCTCGTAAGACTGGCTTTCAGCGTCACGCATGGTGAGCGTAGGGTTAGCCCGAATGACTGCTTTGGCTTCCTCAATAGTCAATGCGTTGTCGTTTACCCGCTCTAATCCGAACGGCGTATTTTTATAAATGTGTAGTTTCATATTAGTATATTGATAGTTGTGAGAACTCAACGATGTCCCGAATCTCTTCGACACTTGACTTCGGCTCGGCACTCTCCCCGCCTAAGTCGTGGCTCATTACGACCGCGTTCCCGATAAGAATGTCGGGGTATCCCTCGATCTTGAAAGCCCCCACTTCTCCCGTCTTGTAGCGACCGATGTCGTCAATGTAAATGTCGTCGTCCCCGACCCGCACGCACTCAAAGTATGCGCAGTCAATCTCTTCTGCCAATGCAGAGATATCAATGCCTTCGCCTTGCTCTGGCAAATCAATCTCGGTTACAGTTTGTTCCTCGGTATTTATTTTTATAGCTCTCATTTTTATGTTGGTTGTAGTTACTTTACTTTAGATACTTTACTAGCGTCGAAAGGCTCGCGGTTTGATTGTATCAATTTTCTAGCGTATGACATTGCCCTAGGGAAGCTCTCCGTCTTGTAGTCGCGAACAAAAGACTTGCGCAGCTCCCCCGCCTCGTATTGTGTGTATGTTCCGAACTCGCCATTATCGCGCTTGTGCGGAACTCCCTTGAATATCTCAATTAGTAGTTTCATTTTTATTATCCTTTGTATGCGTTATTCATTGCGTGCAGTAGGGTGACTTGCATGTCCAGTTCAGTCGGGTGCAGACTAAACTCTTCAGTAGCAACCCTTGCTAGTTCTTGCCATTGCTCTTCGGTTGGCGGATCAATGTCGCCAAAAGCTTTGAGCATTGTAACGCAGCGTTTCTCATAGCCACGGCGGTATTCTTTGTATTCTTTTATCTTATCTTTGTAGTTCATAGCCTGTAAGATTCCACACATTTAAATTAATTGCAATATCTTTTTTTAAAAAAACATAACAAAAAAGTGGCTACCCCCTAACTTGCGCACAAAAAGGGGGAGCAGTCAAAAAGTGACTACCCCCCCTACCCAGAACCTCGCCGCTACCAAGGTCTTTCCTCGACCCCGTAGCATGAAGTCAAGTCAGCCCAAGAACTCAACGCACGATCTTGAATGAAGTAAACCCAAGCTTGCGTTTTACTCCAGTCGTCCATCGATATAGATGTCATGCGCCGCTTGTAGAACGTAGGGTGTCCCTCCAGTTGGTCAAGCCTAGCTAGGCACTCATCCGAAACGTCGTAGACCTCAACAGTTACCTGCGAACCCTCTCCTTTCATGTCGTGCAGATAGGGTAGTCCCTCCACCTCAAGGGGGTAGGCACTTTCTGTCTCGCCTTGCCCTACAAACTCTTGCCCGTCAAGCAATCTGCTGTTCCCGTATCCGCTCTTCAGCGTCCCGTAAACCGCGACCCTAGCTTTCGGGGTGAAGCAATTCGCCTTTGAGTAGTGAACCCCACCTTGTGTGAACCACTCCCCGACCCGCTCAACCTTGCGAGTATTCTCGTCGATTAAGCAGAAGCGCGTTTCTGTAAGCTCTAGGAATGGAGTCCAGTCAGCTTTATCCAAGCGTGGCAGGATCTCGCTGGCAATATGAGCGATGTCCGATTTAGTCTTAGTTCCGAATCCGTCAACAGTCCCGTTTGAGTAAATCAAATCGGAGTCCCCAACCCTAAACGGGTGAACGTTGTTTAGATCAATACTTCCCACCGTTGCAAATCGGAAATGGCAGACTAATGGTCTATCAGTTTTGATTGCCTTTGCAACCTTGCTGTAATCCCTTGTCTTTCATGTCTTGCCGTTGTCTAGGTATGTAATCCCGAAGCCATGTGGGTTAATGAACTTCGCTCGCTCTATGATATCTGAGGGGATTGTTTCCCCTTCGGGTTTGTGTATAATTAAGCACATTGTTTCCTTTCGTTTTGTTATGGTATCCGTGTTGGATTCTTAGAAACTACTCTATTGCTAGATTATTGTCAAGAATTACTTTTATATTTTTTTCTCCGTGTAAAAAGTGGCTACCCCCTAATTCTTCGGCGGAGACCTGTTAATTACAAAAAGTGGCTACCCCCCTTTATGTGAGTAGGCACAAAAAAACCCCGCTACTTTCGCAGCGGGGCAAGGTTAGGGGGTAGCCGCTTTTAGAAGCTTGAGATAATAACGCCGCCGTCAAACTCAATTGCCATTGTATTCTCGTGCAGGTATTCAAGTGCAGACCCTTCCAGATTATCAATTGCATCGCGGCGTTGCACGATCTCGTCCATGCTTAGATATTCAAGTGCAGCTTCTAAGGCTGTGCTGTATTCGTTGAACTCGCAGCGGATAGCCACGCGATCCAGCTCCATCTCTTCGCCTGTATCCTCTTCTAGGTTCTCCAGATAATCAGCCAAGGCAAACGCCCCCGCCCGTGACCAGTCGGCATTCTCGTCGGCTAGTAGTTCGTTTGCAATATCGTAGGTGTTTAGTAGTTTCTTCATAGTATTATTTGTCGTTGTTATTCGCCCACGTAGTGCAGGCGATTGACTGTAAAATGCACATCTCTCCACGCATTGCAATATAAACTTTGCTTTTTTTTTCGACCCCCCTTTACGTGCAAAAAGTGGCTACCCCTAAACCTGAGTCCTGACCCCTGACCCCCAAAAGTGGCTACCCCTAAACCTCAATCCACCCCCAAAAAGGGGCTACCCCCCTCGATATCAAAAGGGGCTACCCCCCCCACTACCACGGAATAGATTTGCGGAAAAGTGGACACCCCCCAACGACCCGACCCAACAAGACACAAAAAAGCCCCTCTTTCGAGGGGCTGAGCGATAAAGGGGCTACCCCCTCAACTTCACGCCTCGACCACGTGTGGGGCTAGTCTAGGGGCTTCCTCAGCGAATCCGAAATGCGTCATGCGGTCAACTACCCTCTTGCAAAGATCGGCGTGTATTTCTGAGACGGGGATCAATGCCCCGTCACGGTCGCACGTTGCCCATTTGATCTGAATCAAAACGTTATGCATTGGGTTTTGATAGTCGGCGTTTTGCGTCACCTTCAAACGTGAACGCATTGCAAGCGCTTGAGTGAAAGCAACCCAAAGAACGATTTTTTCAAGTTCAATCGTGCCAGCGTGTTGGCGATATTCAAGCGTCCCATGACGTAAAAAAGACGTGAGATTAAGCCGACGATAGCGGTAATGATCGCCCTCTCTGACTAGCCCCAAATCGTGATTGATTGAAGTGTTCAAGACCTCCTTATTGGATTTGCACCACCGCGAGTCACCACGGCGGCTTTTAGGCATCATGCAATCGATCGCCTGTTCACTTTTTACGATCAAATTAACGGCGTATTGCAATCTCTTCGGTGTAAACTTTGCGCCGTCATGGTGAACGTGAAAGCCGCACGATTGATTGACTGAAGCCCCGAAGCGTTCAAGCACTTCGCAAATCAATTTTGTTTGCTTAAATAACTCATTGGGAAGCAATGGCGGCGATACAATCTCACAGACCTTCCAAGCGCTAGAAGCGTGTAAAGAGTGGTCGGGAACGAGTTTCCACCATGTTTTGGTGACGTGATTATAACGCTCTTCTTTAAACTCCACCACCGATTGGAGCGCGGTAACTACCTCGTTGAAGGTAGGAGTTGGGATTAAAAGCTCCAGCTCGATGCCAATTTGACGTGGCAACATTGTGGAGGCAATTTGGTCTAGTTTTTCGTTATTCATTTGTATGGTTTTCATGTGGTTATTTCGTCGGGTTTTGGCGTCTTGCCTAACCCTTGAGACAGTAGAAGAGCATAAAGTGGCTACCCCGTCAACGTCATTTTTGAATTAGGCGGAAAAAACTGGCTACCCCTTTCCGCTACTGGCTCAAAACTGGCTACCCTACCAACGCTCATAACTGGCTACCCCATCGGGTGGACTGCCCCGCCGATGCCCCGCTGAGATGGATCGAACCACGCCACAAACAAATAAGAGTAACGCTAGAATCTGATCAGACGATTCTCTACTATAAAGGGGGTGGGGGGGGTCAGAGATTTTTGTCGCCGTCTCGCGTTATAATACATATACAGCCCTACAAAAAATAGAAATGAGATTCCCGACATATCAAAGATGCGGAGTGATAGGGTCTTGCCAACGTCGCTTCGCTCCTAAGACCCCCAGACTCACCTATGGTTCGATTATAACATACGTGTCAAGCTTGTCAAGCCTTTTTTGGGGTGTTTTTAGTGGTGATATTACGTAAGGTGTTGGTGTGTAGTGGATAAACTATTTTCAACTATTTTTCACGGGGTGTTATATTGGGGGGTTGACAGGTGTGTTATAATAATTACTCACCTCTACAGTAATAGTAATATGTGGGTCGTCTTGAGTTCGCTCGGGGCGACCTTCTTTGTGGGGGGGTTGACAGGTGTGTTATGATGTAGTCATGTCAACTAAGGGATCAGAGCCAAGAACATTAAACAGGGACGCTGCTAAGTATCGTAGCAATTTTGATGGAATTAAGAAGGACACACGCAAGGTTTCGGACAAGCGTGAGGTTCCTGCTAGTGAGTTGCCTACGGGCATTCGTTCACGGACAATCTACGGGGGTAATAATTAATGGAGGAGGATGACGATCCAGTTGATAAGCTAAAGGCTTTCATGGCGGAGCATTCTATGAACTATGCCTTTGCCATATTGGACGAGGATGGTGATTTGCGGTATGATTACAGCAACTGGCGTGTGGGTAAGATGTTGTTTGCAGATAGCCTAATAGATATGGCACAGGAGATGATAATGGATGAAGCCATAGTTTGGAACGAATCAGAGGAGGATGACGACGATGAGTGAAGAATTAAGACTAGAGACTAAAGACTTCATCACTAAAAAGCTAAGAGACGCACAGGAAGCTACTGGGCAGAATCGTGCGTGGTGCGTGCGTGAGCCTAAGAAGTGGGCGCTTGTGGCACAACACATCATTCAGAAGCCAAATGGGGTGAGTGAGTTCTTGCGTAACAACAAGATTACCCGCAACTTCTACTATGATGTACAGACAGAGCTGTTAGCAGACCCAGAGTCTTCGGAGATACGTAATGCATGGGCATCTGAGATATCCTCTGTGCTGTTCCAAGGGCTTGATACGTACCGAAAGGCGCAAGACAAGTACACGGATAGGGTTGAGAGTGGGGACATTGAGATTGACGGCAACGAGCTGTTTAAGCAAGGAAAGAGCTTGCAGGCGTTCAACGACATTCACAGTAAGTTGACGGGCAACAACATTCAGCGACACGTAGTCGAGCATAAGACTACACTAGACGAGGCAGAGGAATACGCTCGTAAGATGCTAGAGGGCATAAAGGAAGTAGAGATTGTAGACTAGCATGAAATTTACTACGCATCCAATTCTCAAGGGTCCGACCCCCGAAGAGATCAAGAAGCTGTGCTTCAATGAGGATGGTTCTTCTAAGCAAGAAGGACTAAAGACTCTTGTAGAGATGCATAGGATGCACGAGGACGCTGTAGCTAATGCCGACGTTGATCCTCTTAATTTTGGTGTATCCCTTAAAGGTTGGGAATATGCAGACGAGATGCTGAATAACTATGATACGCTGATGATATTCGGAGGCAATCGTAGCTCAAAGACTGAGTATGGAGCTAGGAGCGTCGTGAAGGCTGCTTTGAAGAATCCAAAGTCTATTATCGTATGCTTTGCACAGGATGCTGACGCGTCCATTAGAACGCAACAGGCGGCGGTCTACAGGTATCTTCCGCCAGAGTTTAAGGTAAAGACTAAAGGTGTGTTAGAGTATTTAAACTACACAGTAAAGAACGGCTTTACAGGGCAGTCATTCATCCTACCTAATGGCTCACAGGTACTGTTCCATACATACAGCCAGTTCATTGCTAACAGGAGTAAGTTTGAGGGTCTTGAGCTAGGCTCTAAGACACCAGAATGGCACAACATTGGTCTGTGGCCAGACGAATACCTTGAGGACGGAGACCTAATCCGCACCATGCGCTTCCGTTTAGCTACACGGGATGCTAAGATGATGCTGACGTTTACGCCTATTGACGGCTACACGCCATTCGTAGCTGAGTTTTTAAAGGGAGCAGAGACAAGGAAGACGCGCAAAGCACCATTGCTAGATGGCGAAGAAGTTCCAGTAACGCAATATAGTCCAGAGAAGGACGCAGGTATAGTATACTTCCACTCTGAGTTCAATCCGTTTGGCGGATATGAGCGTATTGCTAAGGAACTAAAGCACAGTACTAGAGACGAGATCCTTACTCGTGCGTATGGTGTTCCAGTCAAGAGTATGACATCTCTGTTCCCTCTATTTAGCCAGAATGTCCATGTGCTTTCAGATGATGATTTTCCAGACCTGTCAGACAAGAAGGAGTACACGTGCTACCAAGTGGTTGACCCTGCTGGCGCTCGTAACTACACAAGCCTATGGGCAGGTGTAACAGGCGTAGGATCAGATACAGAGATTTACATCCGCAGGGAGTGGCCAGATCGTAAGACCTACGGACCTTGGGCTGAGTTTGGTGACCCATACTGGAAGTTTGGACCAGCATCTAAGAAGCTAGGCTACGATGTTGTCGGATATTGTGAGCTTTTTTCTGACATTGAAGAGGAACTAGGCATCCATCCATTTGAGCGCATTGGTGACTCTCGCTTTTTTGCCAATGAGAACGCAGACAATACTGACTTATTCGACCAGTTTTCTGCCCACGACTTTCACTATGTGCCGTCTATGGGTTCACAGGAGGAGCAGGGACTCACAGCTATTGATGATTGGTTCTACTACAACGTAAACTTGCCAGTTGACGCAGCTAACAAACCACGAGTATTTATCCATGAAGATTGTGGTAATCTAATCTATGCCATTGTAAATTATGGCGCACAAAAAAAGAAAGACGAAGCACTGAAGGATTTCATTGATTGCCTTCGCTATTTGAGAACAGCAAACTTTGGACATGGACCAGAGCATTACTCTGATGGCAAGCTTAAATGCTTGGTCAGTTCGGGGGGATATTAATCGTGATACTCACATAAACCAACATATTATGACAGAACCAGAACATGAAACCTGCAAGTCTATAGCAGAACAATTAGGCGGAACATACACAGCAATGCGTATTGGAAAGCTTCGTGCAGCAGTATGTACGGAAGAAGACATGGATGGCAAATATATCCTTCCTAGTGGTGTCCTTAAAATTATGAGACAAATTAAAGGTGAACTTGATGAGATTGAAGTAGCTGAACCAGAAGTAGTTATAGTTAAAGTGCTTCACCAACAGACTAATAATGCTCGCTTGATTTTTGCGGAAGACCTTGAAACACGAATGAAAGTAAAGGTATTAGTTCCAAAGCGACATAAAGACATTATTAATCGAACTGGAAAAATTTTAAAAGTAAACAAAGGAGAATACGATGGACAACTACAATACCGATACCCAGTCGCCCGATAGAGATTTTATTAGGGACAGCACTGATTACTGGTCTTCAATTGACTATAAGCGACTACTGCGCGGAGAGATTAACCCAGCAAAGACAGACGAAGAATTACATGACGCTTTAGGTTTAAGTGACCGAGGGATTTATCACATACTAACAGCTATAAAGCGCAACAACAGATCATGATACAATTACAACAATGGCTATAAATAGAGATCAAGATAGTAACGAGGCAGAAGTTTACTTTGACGAGTTTGACTATGACCAATTTAAGGAAACGTTCGATGAAGACGTAGACAGTCTCTCTGATTTCATTAAACGATGCAGCGACTCTGCTGATATTCGCCATTGCCAGTGGGCTGGGAAAACAAGTGACTTAAAGAAGTCTGGTGAAAAAGCATTTCCATTTCAAAACTCAAGCGATACAGAGGTTCACTTAGCTGAATATCATATTGCTTCTCAAGTAGCAATCAATGAGAACGCACTTCGCAAGTCTTCAATTCGCGCTTATCCTCGAAACGTTCAAGATGTGGCACGTTCCGCAGAGGTTACTGCATTTATGCGATGGCTTCGTGATGCTGGTATTAAAGACTTCTGGCAACAAATGGAGAAGGCAGATAACTACGCACAAGAAAAATCTTTGCGAGTCGCATACTGCGACTATAGGTCTCCAACTAAACGTTCTTACGAAAAAATCTTCGACCTAGAAGAAATTCAAAAAAGTTTTCCAGAGCAAGCGGCAGATTACATTGAGATCCTTGCCGACGAAGATCGTGTAGATGAAGCGCTAGAAGTATTCAATTCAATTCCAGGTTGGGAGATCAATGAAAAGCGGGTTCGTAAAGCTTTAAAGGAACTACGCAAATACGGAACTGCAAAAATTCCAGTAACAGTAGAGGATCAAGGTGAACCAATCGTTCAAGTCCTTGCTCCAGATGAAGAGTTCTTTGCGCCATCCTATACAACAAATTTCTGCGACGCAGTTCGCTGTCACACTCGTAAGCCAATGACATCCCAAGAAATCCTCAGTCGCGTAAGCTCTGAGGGCTGGGATAAAGAATGGGCGGATTGGGCAGTAGAGAATGAGCGTGGCACACTTAACGCATTCCGTACAAGCAGCACAATACCAAATCCTCGACAGCCGACTTCCTTAGATGAAGACCGCGACTTGATTGATGTTGTCTTTACGTTTGAACGTTTAATTGACCGAGACGACTTGGCGGAGGGTATTTACCTCACAGTCTGGAGTCCCGAGTTTGGTGATAGCGATGGGCAAGTTCCTCCATTCGCCAAGCGCACGCTACTTAGTGGCTTGCGCCAATTACCCTTTGTCGTGCAGTCTCGTAGTTACGATGCACGCACATTATACAGCGCACCGACTGTTCCTGAGCTGCTGAAGGCAAGCCAAAAGAACCAAAAGGTTCTCAGAGACGCAAACATGGATAACTCAGCTTACGAGGTGAGTCCTTCATTGCTTGCGCCGCCAACGTGGGATCATGGTCGTCCAGGACCAGGTGGCGTATATGCTACCCGAACTGGTCAAGCACCTTCATATCTACAACGTAACACGAACTTCGGCGCTGTATTTAATTTAGAAAAAGAAATTGTATCTGAGGCAGATCGATTGATTGGGCATGACCCACAAGATCCAACTTCAATTCAAATGCAAACTGCTTCTATCAATCGTCATCTAAGCTTTGCTCAAGATGTGTTGAAATTAATATACGAAATGTATAAGCTCAAGGGTCCAGAAGAAT